CCCAAATTTCTGCAAAACAAATTGGGGGGGGTAAATGGTATTCAAAAAAAACCAAAAAAATTTAAAAATGAAACTTTTTGTATTACAAATTTTTTTAATTTTTTAATTTTTTTAAAAAATTAAAAATAGTTTTTAAAAATTATTTTTTAAAATTTCATAGGAAAAAGCTATTATGAAAAAACCAGCTGAATTACATTCAATTGAAGGGACTCGCATAGTACGCAAGTCTGGCAAACCAGCAGCTATTCCAGCCGAGCTGAAAAACAGAATGCCATTTGCGGAATGGCACGACCATCCAGAGCAATTTGACAAAAAGCAATTTGTCAAAGAGGCATCAGACTTTTTGTTTGATGTTTATGGGATTGGCGATAATCAAAATCGGCACACATTGGGGATGCTGGCCGACACCATGGAAATGTACGTCAATTGCAATATGCAGCTCACAAATGATAAGCTGATGATTTGGCACAACGATGGCAAAACGGCAGCCATTAATCCATTGGTCAATATTCGAGCCAAGGCATTGGAGCAGTGCATCAGGCTAATGGGCGAATTGGGCCTCACACCCAAGGCCAGGCTAGCTGGCCAGAAAACAGAAAAAACCAATAATATTGATTCACTGCTCAAAGGGCCAAAGGCTGCATGAAATACCAAGACGGGATTTTGTATGCCATCCAAGTCACCAAGGGCGAGATTAATGTTTGTCGGGATGTGCAGCTGGCGTGTCAGCGGTTCATCGATCAATATGAAAATAAGACTTGGGAATGGGTTTTCGATCCAGACTATCCACAACACGTTTTAAATTTTGCGGCCACCCTGAAACACACCAAGGGGCCAAATGCTGGAGACTCAATTGTTCTCGAGCCATTCCAGATTTTGCTGATTACGGCAATTTATGGGTTTAGGGCCAAAAAGAATCAGACCAAGCGCATGGTCACCGATGTGATCGTTTACATTCCAAGGAAAGCTGGCAAATCAACACTCACGGCCATCATTGCTTTATATGAGCTGCAATTTGGCGAGGCTGGAGCCGAGGTGTTCACCCTGGCCACCAACAGGGAACAGGCCACTATTGTGTTTGATTCGGCCAAGGGGTTTATTGAGAATATGCCCAAGGAGCTGGCCGATTGTTTTAATCCCAGCAAATATGAAGTCAAAAAAGCCGGGGATAGTCAATCGATGTTTAAGGCACTAAGCCGAGACACCAAGAAAACAGGGGATGGAAAAAACCCATCATGCGTGATTGTGGATGAGGCCGCCCAGATTGTGGACAGAAACTCGATCGAGGTGCTGCACTCAGGTATGGTGGCCAGACAAAATCCGTTGAGGATTTATATCACCACAGCCAGTTTTACCAAAGACACCAAATTTTATGAAGATTTCTCGATGTACCAATCCATGCTATATGGAGAGGCCAAGGACAATCCGAGGTGGTTTGGGCTGCTTTATTCATTAGATCAAAATGATGATTGGCGTGATCCGACAGTTTGGGCCAAGGCCAATCCCATGCATGGGATATCGGTTTTTGAGGAGGCCATTGCTCAGAGGGCCGAGGAGGCCAAACACAAGCCAGCTGCACTCAATGAATTTTTGTGCAAGACTTTGAATATATTTGTATCGGCACAGAGTGCCTGGCTGGATCGGACATTCTGGGATGAGGCCACCCAGCCCCCTGAGGATCGAGTGCCCGAGGCAGTATTTATCGGATTTGATTTGGCAGCAACCCGAGACTTGAATGCGGTTTGCACTTTAAAACGATATGGCGAGCTGGACTACCGAGCCGAGTTCAAATTCTTTTTGCCCGCGGCTGGTCTGGAGCTGATACCCAAGCACTATGCCGACATTTTCAGAGTGGCGGTTGGTTCTGGCATTCTCAAGATCACTGAAGGCAATGTGATGGATGATCGGGAAGTGAGCGATTACATCAAACAACAGTGCCAGATATATGATGTGAAGGAAGTCGGATACGATGCATACAATGCATCGAGTTTGGTGGCCAGATTGCATGAGGCTGGTATTCCAGTGAAAAAAGTCGGCCAAGGCATGGGAGTTTTATCAAATCCGAGCAAATATGTTGAAAAATTGATATTAAATAAACAAATCAAACATGATGGCAATCCATTTTTAGGATGGCAATTGTCCAATTGCGAGGTTTACGAGGATGTCAATGGCAACATCAAAGTCAGAAAAAATGAGGCCGACAAAGCAGCCAAGGTCGATGGCATTATTGCCATGATCATTGCAGCCCATTGCAGTTTGGACAATCCGTATGCGTCAAGTTCGTTTGGATTTAGATCATTTTAGTGATACTATGTCATAAATTAATGTGGAAAACATCGATTTATGAACAACTCTTACGTTTATGTACATTATAAAAAGGGCACAAATGTGCCTTTTTATGTTGGTAAGGGCAGTTCAAAATATCGTTATAACAGCTCTACAAGTCGAAATAGGTACTGGCATTTTGTTGTAAAAAAACATGGATTTGATGCTATAAAAATAGTTGATGGCATCGATGATGAATTGGCTTATTTGTCTGAAATTGAATTAATTGATAAATTTAAAAAAATGGGATTTCAATTGACCAACATGACCAATGGTGGTGAAGGTCATTTGGGGTTAAAAGTCAGACTTGGTGACAAATTATCTGATGAGACAAAAGACAAATTAAGAAAAGCCAATTTGGGAAAAAAACAATCTCAAGATGTAATTGAAAAAAGAAAAAAAACCATTAAAGAAATTGGATATAAACCAACAACAAGTCATTTTATTGGCACAAAGAATGTTAATTACAAAGGCCAATATGTAACCCCAAGTGGAGTGTTTAACAGTTTGTCCGAATGTGCAAAAGGCAACAATTGCACAGAAAAAAAAGTCAGAATAAATTTGTACGGCAACAAATGCAAAGTTAATGGCAAAATTTATCAATATCCAGCCAAAGAAGGCTGGTCAATTATTTTAAAGGATTAATATGGGATTTTTTGATTTTTTAAACAAAAAAGGTTCAATTTCTAAAGAAAGTAATACTTTATTCGGACAAACTCAGCTTGGAAATCAAATTGTCCGTACCAATCAAAACGGACAACAGGGTTCTGCCTTTCAACTTCTGTACATAACTACCAGCAGCGTCACCAATGCTGGCCGAATTGTGGATATGTCGGTGCTGTCACGCAACAGCACAATCATGTCATGCGTGGGGGTCAAAGCTAGGGCATTGGCCCAATGCGGAATCAGTGTGATGTACAAATGTGATGATGGCACATTTGTGGATGCCATCAAATCCGATCTGCCTGGTGCAAGGGACAAAGCCAAGGCCAAGCAAGTATTGGGATTAATTCAAGACCCCAACAATTTTCAAAACTCATATGAGTTTTGGTATCAGTGGTCGATGTGGCAAGATTTGGCTGGCGAGTGCTTTACTTTGCTCTTGAGGAAAGACAACAAAGACTCGATGCAGACCCCAATCGAAATGTATAACCTCGATGCCACATTGATCACAGTTCAGATGACCAATTTGAGGTATCCGAGCTATCGCATGAGCACACCAACATATGGTTTTAACATGGATGAGCCATTGCTGCCATACCAGGTGATTCATATCACTGAGGCACCATGGCAAGGCTCGGCTGGTTTTAATAAGGGTATTTTGGCCACTGAATTGGTAGCATTGGACACTGACATCGATCTATATGCCAACTACATTATGCAAAATGGCGCCAAGCCTAGTGGTCTATTCAAGACAGATCAGGTGATTCCAGACATGAAGTACAAAGAGATTGCAGCCAGGCTAAAAGAGGCGTGGGCATCGATGACTGGATCAAAGGATACCGACTTGAGCAAGCCAGGCCAAGGAATGCTATTAGATCAGGGCATGACATTTGAAACAGTCAAGATGCTGACCTTGCAAGATGCTGATGCAGCCAAATTAAAAGACCAGACCACTAAGCGCATTTGTGCATTGTTTGGTGTGCCAGCACAGCTGCTGGGCCTTGAAATGGGCAAATACAACAACACGCAAACATTGCTCGATGAATTCTACAAAACGACAATGTATCCGATGATCATCAACATTGAGCAAAAATTCAACAAGCAATTATTTCGTGGATATCCAAATTTGTGTCTCAGATTCGACACTAAGGATTTCTTAAAAGGTGCTGCACTCGATCAAATGAATTTTGTCACTGCTGGTGTTTCAGCTGGAATATTCACACCCAATGAGGCCAGAGAATATTTGAATATGGCCAAGGTCGATGGCGGGGATGAATTGCCAGCACTGAATCCAGCTGGCATTTCTAAAACCAATGTGCCAATTGCTGGTAAACCAGTGGCCAAAATCGATCCAATTGCTGGATCCAGTCCACAGGACACAGGCGGTGGAGGTGGTTCAACAGCTCCAAAATCGGCCATTAATACTGGCAAATAATGAACAATACAAAAAAAATAATTCGGGTTTTGACTTCACAAACCAAAGTGGCTAGTGTTAAACTACCACAAATTCCCGAGAAAACCCCTACAATACAAGATAATAATCAGTCTATACATAATGGGGTAATCAATGAAGCAAACATTGAATTTAATTTGCGAGGCAAAGGTCAGTCTAAAAAAAGAGGCAGACCAAAAAAACTCACCTAGTGGAAAAATTGCAGCCAAAGTCACCACCTGGGGGCCAAGGGATGGCGAGGATGGCAGAAAATTCAATTACCAGCCCGAGGGATTCATGGACTGGGCCAATGAATTTGCAAAATCTGGCAAGCCACTGCCAATGTTTTTGAATCACAACGACATGGGAATGCCAGTCGGCCAGTGGGATTCATTCCAATTTGATGATGATGGAATGTGTGCCGAGGGCAAGTTATATCTCAGCACAGTCGGTGGCTCTGACCTCTACAACGTCTTAAAAGAATCACCCAATATGTTTGGTGGCGTGTCTGTCGGTGCATATGCTGACGAGGCCATGATGGTGGATGCCGATGGCAATCCATGTGATGATGATGATGACGATGAATCCTATTTCCAGATCACCAAAGGCGGTTTGCGTGAGGTGTCTGTCGTTATGTACCCAAACAATCCCAAAGCGGAAGTAATGAATCTTGAGTATTTCGATGGCAATGGCCAGGCGAATCCAAGAATGATCGAGAAAACTCTGCGTGATGCAGGATTTTCACGAAAAGATGCGACCACTGCATCTTCAATACTGAAGAAAATACTTGAGCAGCGTGATGCCGCCAAGCAAACTATTCAGGAAACCCCAAAGCCGAGCGAATCGGATGCGGTGGTCAACGAGGCCGATTCAATTCTTGAGGCTTTAACGCACAGAGAATTGTTGAAAGCATTATCCAAGCGTCTTTAATCAAGGAACACATCATGTCAGTCGATAAAATTCTAGAGAAAGTCGATGCCATTGAGGCATCAAATTTGGCAAAGATTGAGGAAGTAAAAACTCAAACTCTGGCCAAAGTAGAAGAAATTTCTGTTGCAACTACAGAGAAATTGGCAGCCATCGAGGCCAAAATTTCTGAAATCAACACAGCTCCATCAATCATCAAGCCAGCGAAAACCATCAAAGGTGAAGTGAATAAGATGGTGCGTGAGCAGCTCAAGCATTTTGCCAAAAAAGGCAAAATGGAAAAAGAAATTAAATTGTTTGAGTCTGATGATCAGTACCAAGCATATTTGAGGGAAAGTTCATCTTTGACAGGTGGCGGCTATAATGTCGGTGGTCGTACAGCATACGATCCAGTATTCCACACATTGCGTTTGATCAACCCCATGCGTGGTTTGTCCAGAAACGTGACTACTGAAGGTTCAACCTACCAGTTCAGAGCTAAAGTCGGCAATGCTGGTGCAACTTGGGGCTATTCCATTCAAAACAATGGTTCAGCAACAACTGAAGCGACTAACATTTGGCAATTGGTTTTGCAAGACTTGAATGTCCAATTCCCAATTCGTACAGCTGCACTCGATGACATCGATGGTTTAGAGGCCAATGTTGTTGATGATATGTTGATGGAATTCAGCCAGGTCGAGGGTCAGTCCATGATCCAAAACAATGACCAGACTGACAGTCCCAATACATATGGTGGCACTCAAGGTTTGCGTGGTTTAAATCAGTATGCAAATGCTGGTGCAAATTCCACATACACTGGCGGCACAATCACCACTGGCGCATTCGGCACATCAGGCATTTCAACCAGCAATGGTTTGAATAGTTTGGCTGTTTATGACCAGCTGACCACCAATAGCAATACAGTCGGTGCAGCCAATGTGACGTATACCGATGTGGTCAATTTCATCTACGCATTGCCACAACAATATTGGACTCCAAGCGCAAAATTCTTGGTAAACCCATTCATGTTGTCTCAAATCCGCGGATTGAAAGACTCTAATGGCACACCAATTTTCGAGCGTATGCACCCCTTGAACGATGGTCCAGGCACTGGCATCGTGGGCACAATGCTTGGATTTGATGTGGTGGTCAATAAGTATCTGGACAATCCATCACAAACAACCACAGCATCAGCTGGCACAGTGAGCAAGTTCCCAATGTATTTTGGTGACTGGCAACGTGGCCACACCATTGTCGATCGTTTGAACATGGTTTTACGCAGATACGATCAGACATTGCCAGGCTATATCACATTTTTCGGTGAGAAGCGTTTGGCTGCATCCAATGTGGATCCATTGAGCATTATTGCTTATCGTTCAACTGCTACGGCAGCAAACTAAAAGTGTAGGGGAGCATTGCTCCCCTACCTTTTTATCATTAAATTTTTTGGGATTATTTATGAGCACCAACATTATTCTTGAGGCCATCCACAAATCACTGGTTAAGCAAAAACGAGTGACTGTCAATTTGAAAGAGGCATCGGCACTCACTGGCTCAGGTAGTAATGTCGGTGGTCGTGTTATTTATGATGATGCGTTTGCATCATTGCGTTTGGCCAATCCTATTCGTGCAGCTGGCGCACGAGTGATCCAAACCATTGGATCGGATGAGGCGTTTGTTGTGAAAACTGGTAATGTGACCAATCCAACAAACCCATGGGGATATACATTCACACCCAACGTGGGAACACCCAACACAGCCACATCATTTTGGCAATTGCCAGTGAGAGTGGTTTCTGCTCAAGTCCCAGTCAGGACAGCAGTATTGAGCG